CGACTTCTAATACAACTGGCCAAGCGCCAAATAAGAAGTCAGAGCATGTGTTTAAAATCGGCAACACAATGCCGTCGTTAACTATTGAACAGGGCTATCCTGATGTTAACGTATTCCAACAATTCGCAGGTGTGCGAATCAGTAAATTAGGCTTTAAATTCGGCGGCGACGCTGAATTGACTGCGTCCGTTGATGTGATGGGGTGTAAGGAAACATTAGCGGCCACTACATTTGATGCTGCAGCAAAAGCAGTTAATTTCCTACCATTCCAAAATCTAAACGCAACAATTAAAGAAGGCGGCGTCACTGTGGCCAATATCCTAAGTTGTGATATCAACTTTGATTTTGGCTTGGACGGCGACTCTTACGCTATCGGTGGTAAAGGCTTTAGAACATACATCGACCCAGGTATTGTGTCAATTTCTGGGACGATTAAAGCGTTCTTCCAAAATAAGGACCTTTTAAACAAAGCGGTTAACGGTACAGAATCCAGCTTGGAATTGCGACTTGAACAAGATGACTGGTCGCTTACATTCAAATTGCCTGAACTTGTGTACGAACGACAATCTCCAGGCATCGATGGTCCTCGTGGCGTCAATATTGAATTGCCGTTTAAAGCATACTATCGTGCAGATGCTGGTCGTTCCGCATCCATCATTACATTAGTTAATAATCAAGAACAATACTAGGAGGTGCCAATATGGCATTTGAAGATATCAAAGTAAGAGGCTTAACATTCGCTGAACGTGGTGAATTAATTAAATCTGGTTTAGACCCATTGTATACCCCGGTTCCGGAAGAGGCACCGGATACAGAACGTCTATTACGTTCTCGTGAGCTCGCACAATGGATTATGCAGCACATCTACGGATTGACTGAAGATGAAATCAACGCAGCCCCAGACAATGATCTTATGGAAGTTGCGCTTGATACGATGCGCTTTACGCACGAAAAAAAGGCTGAACTTGAAAAAAACTAATTGATGCGTGGAGTTGGCTCAACTCCGACAAACCAAAATACTGCTCTGATTGCATCAAGATGCAACGCGAGACCAAACAGAATTTTGACTGCTCGGAGTGTGAGTTCAATTCCCCGCACCAATTAGATGGAACGAGACAAGCAATGCGAGTATACAACGCTAGTCGTATGCAGCGACGATGGCATTCAGGCGGTATTGCAGGATTCGATATGCCAGCGGTATTAGAAGTGGCGAAGGCTTATGGCATTGAGCCACTACCGCACCTTATCGACTTACTCGTATTATTAGAAGCCAAAGAATTGGAGGTAGCGCACAAGAATGGCCAATAATTTAATTGACATTGTCGTTCAGCTGACCGATAAGAATACGGAAGCCGGACTCAAGAAAATTACAGCTAGTGCTGAAGGCGCCAAATCCGCCCTTGGCAAAATGAAGAATGACCTCATGGCGATAGGTGCTGGTGTCGGTGTTGTAGGCATCGGTGCTAAACTTGCCAAGGAGGCTATCCAATGGGACGTAGCCGTTAAGAAGTTATCAGGCATTACCGGTGCTACGGCAAAAGAAACCAGTGAACTATTAGCAGTGGCCAATTATATGGGTATTGCTATGGAAGATAGTGCAGGGGCGTTTGCTAAGTTCTCTAAAAATGTCGGAGCAGCCAAAGAAAAAATGGAAGTCGCTCGGGCAGAGGGAAAACTCGGTACTGATATATTCAGCAAATTAGGCTACACGCTTGAAGATATCAAGGGTAAGAATACTGTTGAAGTGTTCAAGATGATACAAGAACGCTTAAGAGGGATGAAGGACGGGGCTGAGAAGACTCGTGTCGAAATGGAACTCTTTGGACGTACTGGGTATCAGATGCACGCCATGCTTAATATGTCCGCCGAACAGATGGACAAAGTGGCTGAACGTGCCAAGGCAATGGGGCTTATCATCGACGATGATACCGCAGCCAAATCTGCGAAGCTAAATCGGGAATTAAAAGATTTAGAGAATACAGGTAAGAGGCTTGCGGTATCCATCGGCCATGAGTTAGTTCCTGTGTTTAATGACTACGCAAAAGGCGTATTAGATGTAGCTAAAGAATTTGAGTCAATGACTGCCGAGCAGAAAGAAGCTATCGGCGGAATTGTTAAATTCGGCGCTGAAGCCGGTGCCGTGATCATAGTCATGCGGTCGCTAACTAGCGCACTCGGATTTATGCGATTGGCCACACTTGCCGCTGCAGGTCCTTGGGTAACATTAGCTACGGTAATTGGACTTGCTGGGAAAGCATTACTCGATTTTCGTTACAATGAAAAAACATCTGGCTCTTATATGGGTGTAGATGTTGATGGGAAGCGTATTCACAAGAATACGAACTCAACAGCAGGTATGTCTGATAAGTTCCGTGAATCACATGATGCACGTTATTGGATAGAAGACTCAGCCTTATTAGGATTCATTAAAAATGACCGTTTAGCGACTAAAGAAGAAGGCGCTAGAATCGATGCGGCTTTAAAGCAAAAGGAAGAGGCGGATGCTGCAAAAGCGAAACTCGATGAAGATCTTGCAAAAGCGAAAGAGGACCTTGCTAATGGCGGATTAACGAATACCGAAGCTATCAATAAGGCAAATGAGGAAGCAGCGAAAGCGGCTAAAGCCCAAGAGCAGGCAGCTAAGAAAGCCCAACAAGCGGCTGAAAAGTTGACGAGTGCAGTGGAACGCATGGCCGATTTGTATCGGTCTCTTACTTTGCAAAGCCTACAAATTGACGGCAGTCAATACGAAATCGATAAGTTAACTGCTAAGAACCAGTATGAAGCTAACAATAAGAATATTCGTGATATTATCCGCTCTGTTTCTGGATTGAGCGGAGGCGTTACTGGTGAAGCCGTAAGCGTACTGGATGCAGCTAATGAGCAACTCGGTAAGGCGTATGAGCTAGGCGCAGATGGTACATGGGCAACAGATTGCGGAAAGCTGTTCTCTGATTCGGTATTGCAGGCATTTGGTAAGGACGTACCTAGATATGTCCCATCTATCATGGACGCAGCAAGAGCCGCTGGTGCTTGGCATGATGAGGGCGATGGATATGTTCCTAAAGCCGGAGATGGTGTGGTTGTACTTGGCGATAATCATATTGTAATTAGTGACGGAAACGGCGGATATACTGGCGCTAATTCAAGCACAGGTGTAATTGCCAAACCATCTGTTACAGGCGATTTTGGTGCTATTACAGGGTACGTAGACACTAGCTTATTAGCAGGTGCTTCGAGTTCTATGGCTGATACAGCAGGTAGTGCGGCAAACGCCAAAAAGCTCGCTGAGTCAAATCTAACCGCTCAAGTTAGAGCCAAGAATGAAGAGTTGTATCAAAAGCGATTAGCTGAAGCACAACGAAATCAAACTATCCGTGTTCGTAAGATGAACGAGGATATCAAGAAACTCGATCTCGAACGCACAGGCGACCGCTTGCAATTACTCAAAGCGGAAGCTGAAGCACAAAAGGCGCAGATTGATGATAACGTTCGCGAGTATACAAAAGCCGTAGGCGATAAGGAACTCGCTGAAAAGAAAGCTCAGGCAGAGCGCCTAAAATTGGCATCTGACACCGAGCAGAAAATCAGAGAGTTAGCATACACTCAAACAAGTGAAACCGTTGACCACTTAACCAATATGGTTACTCTTGGTCGTTTATCTCGTACCGATGCGGACGCCTTACTTGCGGAAGAGTTAAAAGCGTACATTGATTATGCACGAAGTGAAGTCAATGAGGCGCAGTTAAGTGCTACTCAAAGACTGCAGATTGAGAAGAACCTGTTAGAGTCCCAACAGAAACTATGGGAGCTGGCCGGACGTAGTCTTAAAACAAGCCTACAAGAAGCGGCTCGACAATATAAGCAAGAGACTACCAATTATGCAGATTTAGCAAAATCTACTTTTGATAGTACGATGAGCTCTATCAACTCGGCATGGACGAATAATCTCGAGGCTATGGCAACGGGAACGAAGTCATTTAGCAAAGGCATTAAGGACATATTCAAGGATATGACGAACGCCATTATTAAGATGATGATTCAGTTGACGTTCCAACAATATATTATGCCTAAATTACAAGGATTATTTGGCGGCGCCGTTAGTGGTATTGGTTCCCTAGGTGCTGCAAAAGGGACATCGTCCTTTGCTGGTGGCGGTTCGTTTAGTTCTGCATTTACAGGCAATCGATTTGCTGCCGGAGGGAAAACGAACCCAGGGCTTATGTTGGTTGGTGAAAACGGACCGGAACTATTACAGTCCTCTGGATCCCATCGTATTTACACAGCAAGCGAAACCCGTAGATTAATGGGTGGCGGAGCTACAAGCAACAACGTAGTTGTTAACATTGTTAATCAGTCTGGCCAAGAACTCGAAAGCAAGCAACAGAACTCTCGGTTTGATGGTGAGAATTATGTTATCGATGTGGTAGTTCGTGCTATGGAATCAAACAAAGGAGGTATGCGTGACGCCATCAAGGCATCCGCAGTATAACTATGGCAGTATTTCCAGATATTCGATGGCCGATATACCCAATTCAGGAGACTACTCCAGACATTTCGTATAAAGGTCAAGTTGAAAACATGACGCTAATCACCAGGAAAAAGACGACAAAGACCCGGCGGACATATTCCGTAGGGTACAAGTTGCCAACAGCTGATTATTATAAACTTCGGTTATTCTTCGATGAAGTCAACTGCTCCGGTATTTTCGATTGGATCCATCCGGAAACTCGTGAAACTCTTCACGTGCGATTCGCCGACCAGTTAGACTTTGCAGCGAATGACTACGGAGTGTGGATGGGAACCGTGAAATTACAGGAGGTATAACATGTTACCGCTCTCAACGGCATCGATTTTAGAGAAAAACCAAATATCGGCCACAGGTGTGTGGTTAATGCTGTTAGAAATATCCTATAAAGGGGATACGATTCGATTGGTATACAATACGGAGAATATCCAATTTCAAGGCAATACCTATATCGCATTTCCATTTACCATTCAAGATGTTACAGAGAATGCGACGGATTTACCTAATATCAAGTTATCCGTGTCTAACGTGACTCGTACAATTCAGCGTATGGCAGAGTCTAATAATGGATTCACTGGAGCCAATGTCATCATTCGTGTAGTGAATACGAACATACCTGATGTGTGCGAGCAAGAGGAGCATTTCGTAATTACGGGAACTCATGCAAACGCAGAATGGATGGAGTTTACACTGGGTACTGACTTTAGCTTTACTCGACGATTCCCGTTAATCCGTGTGATGAAGGATTTCTGCCCGTTCAAATTTAAAGGGGTTCAATGTGGATATAAGGGTCACGAAAATCAATGCAATAAAACCCTAGCGCGATGTCGTGAATTGGGGAACAGTACTCGATTTGGAGGAGAACCTACTATTCCGCAAGGAGGACTATATGCATCCAATAAGTGATTTGACTGATATGATAGGCACCCCATTCTCGGAAATGAAATGTTGGGATGTAGTTGTTGAGGTATATCGGCGTAGTGGAATATCACTACCCGAATATACCCAAATCCAAATGGATGAATGGCGCGAGGTTCGTGAGCCAATGCCAGGGAGTGTTTTGGTATTTGCGCTGTATGGTAAAAATCTCGATCATGTAGGGGTTTATCTTGGTGAAGGTAAATTTATACACGCTACTGAACACAGCGGCACCTGTATAGAGCACATATCAAAGTATGTGCCTCGATTGAAGCACATTTATGAAAGGAAGGAGTAGCAGATGGTTAACGTAATTATTGTAAATAATCCGTTCAAGCCAGAGCAACGGGATACAAAATATTTGCCATTTAAACAGGGCAAGTCTATCAGCTATTACTTCAGTGCACCTGGTGAATGGGCGTACTCAGTAAATGGACATGAAGCAGCGCCTGATACAGTTGTAAACGATGAAGACTACATTGTAGTAATGCCCCGAGTTGAGGGTAAATTCTTTGGTGTTCTTCTATCAATAGGGATGGCTGTATTTACCGGTGGTATTGCTTCGGGTGCTATCTTTGGTATCCAAAGCTTGATTTGGCGGTCAGTAATTGCTATGGCGGTAGGGATGATAGGTAATGCTATCATTTCAAAGTTAACTGCTCCTAAGGTTGACCGTTCGAATTCCGAACAGTCAAATACATATGGCTGGGGAGGTACTGAAACTGTTACTGGGCAGGGCTACCCTTTAGCCGTGACGTATGGCCGGATGAAAAGTGCGGGGTTATTATTATCCCGCCATGTAATTAGTGATGGCGAAAAGCAATATCTTAATCTTTTATACTGTGCGGGTGAGGGCGAATTATCAAAAATAGAAGATATTCGTATTAATGCTAACCCAATCAGTAATTATAAAGATGTGCAGGTGGATATCAGAAAGGGCACAAATAACCAAACAGTTATCCCCAATTTCAATGATAACTTTGCGGATCAATCCCTAAACTATGAATTGACTGAATCATGGAATACGCAACAGGTACAAGGCGATGCGTGTGACGCGATAGAGTTAACTGTTGGATTCCCAAACGGATTATATTATTCAAATGATAGCGGCGGCGCTGACCGTACGTCTGTCACGTTGAAAGCAGAAATTCGTAAGGTAGGCGATGAGTCCTGGCAGGCATTACCTTTAGCAAATCAAAAGGGCATGGCCGGCCATATTAAGCGCCGCGATGCGTGGAATTTTATCAAGTCGGATAATAGCGTGACGAATACATCCGATTATGCAGGACGAATTGAAGAGGCGACAAATAATGCGTTTTATCGTGTGTTTCGCTTTGACAATCTTGAAAAGGCTCGCTACGAAATCCGCATGCGCTGCAGTGCGAAAGATGGTAAAAGCTTGCGCCATGTTAATAAGGTCTACTGGGTGCAGCTAACCCAAATTATTTATGATGATTTTGTGCATCCAGGGAAAGCCCTCATTGGGATTAAGGCTTTGGCTACATCTCAGCTAAGCGGTACCGATCCAAAAGTGACATGGATTCAAGAGCGCTCAGAGGTTTATGTGTTCAATCCATATATTAATAAGTATGAAGCACAACCAGCTAATAATCCGGCTTGGGCTGCTTATGATTTAATCCATATCTGCCGTAAGATTGGCGGTGAATATATTGTATTCGGACAGCCCCATATGCGCCTTGACTATAACGCATTTAAGGCATGGGCAGATAAGTGCAAAACAAATGGGTTTACATTCAACTATATATACGACACCGCTATGCGATTATGGGATGCGTTAAAGTATCCAGAGGCAGTAGGGCGAGGGAAAGTAATTCCTGTAGGAACCAGGTTCACATGTGTTAGTGATTATCAATCTACACCAGTACAGTTGTTTACTGTAGCCAATATCAAACACGGCAGCTTTACTGAAGAATTTCAAGGTGTGGAGGCTAGGGCTAACTCTGTTGAAATATCGTTCCTTAACAAGGATAAGGATTATGAGCGAGACGTCATTCCGGTATATGGGGATACTTACGACGAGTCGGATACGCTAACAAATCCGGCACAAGTTGAACTCATGGGGTGCACTAGTCTTGAGCAGGCCTATAAACACGGTAAGCATTTCTTGCGATGCAATAAATATGAAATACGTACTGTGACAATAGAGGCGTTTACGGATGCCATAGCGTGCACGGTAGGAGATATCATTCTAATTCAGCACGACATACCTGAATGGGGCGAGGGCGGTCGTGTGGTTGCGGTAAGTGGCCAGACGATTACACTCGACAAGGAAGTGACTGCACAACCAGGGAAGGACTATCAGTTGCTGATCCGTAGCAACTCTACAGATATCGTCTCTACGTTTAACGTAATAAATGTATCAGGTCTCAATGTGATTGTTAAAGAGGCTATACCGGTGCAGCCTGATGCGGTATACGCATTCGGAGAGGTTTCTAAATCGGCTAAGCCATTTCGTGTGTTAGCCATTACAAAGACACTATCAGAAATGACTCGTAAGATCCAATGCATGGAGTATTATCCAGAACTTTACGTATCGGATGATGGCACGGTGCCAAGTATTGATTATACGAATCACGGTGCATCTGATATTCAATCAGTAGGGTTAGTGAGCGATGTCTATGGTGCTAATGGCATCATGTATTCACGCATAGGTGTAACGTGGCAGTTACCTCGTGATGGAAAAGTCTCAAACGTAGTTGTGAATTACCGAAACGTAAAAAGCGATACGTGGACATATATCGGAAACTACCCAGCATCCACAAATACTACCATAATATCCGATGTGCTGCTAGGCGCGAACTATGAAGTACGCGTGCAGGCAATTAATGAGTTAGGCCAGCTGACTACTGGCGTGACAAAATCTATAGCCATACCTAAGATGCAGACGCCAGAGGATGTTCAGAATTTACGTGTCCTAAGTCGGTACAATCAAACGGCCGATAAAAGTGTTTACTACGATTTACAAGTGCTATTTGATCCGCCTAGTAATCCTGCCAACTTCGATGTGGCGGAGGTTTGGTATCTCTTAAAGTCGAAGAGCGGAAAGCCTGTGCCAGGGCAAGAATGGCAGTACGCTGGCAGTAGTAATAGTCAGGTTATTATCAAATCATTAGGTCCAGGTGAGGAGTATAGAATCAAAGCGATTTCGGTTGACCGATTTGGTAACCGGGCAGAAACAGCTCAAATGGTTGATGTGATAGTCAAACCGATGGATGCGATACCCGATATGCCTAGTAATTTCGGTATTACTTTCAGTAGAAACGCCACCGCATCATGGAATGAGGTGCTGAATGCTGACGTCGACTATTACGAATTACGTACCGATAATAATCCTGGTAAAGATACGAATGCTTTATTGGCAAGAGTTAAAGGTACCTCTGCTGTACTTACTTTAACTAAACGAGCAGATACTGTTTATCTTTATGCTCGCAGTACGTTGGGCAAATACTCGACTGCAGCAACATACGAGTATAACGTTCCGCAGTTGGCCGCGCCTGAGCTTGTAGTAAAAAGTCAGTTAGGTGGATTTAATCTTTACTTCTCTACTAAGCCAGCACAAGCATACGCAATCAGATGCCACGTGATCGGAGATGAGCGCACCGATGATTTTGAAACTACCAGCACCATGTTGACGTATTCAAATTCAGCCGGTATATATCGGATACGTTGCTCGTTTGTGGATGTGTTCGGAGATGGACTCGTTAACGAGAAGCAAGTCGTGATTAAGACACAAATTGATGCTAGCTTGCTAGACCTTGAGTCTCTTGGGCTGAATAAAGTTGATGAACGAATTAAGGAACTTGATAAGAAATTCAATAAGAATTCTGAAGAAACCACTAGAAGAATTACGAATTTGGCGTCACATACGGAATCTCGCATTACTGAGT